CGGAGTGAATTGAACTCGTTTGGCATCGTGCTCGAGTCGCCCTCGAGGAAGCCGTACTCCGCGTCGCGGGCACAGCGCAGCATGACAGCCTCCTGCTCCGCGGCGAGCGGATCGACGACAGCCTTCTGGTTCTGGGCGCCCCAGGACACCTGCCCCTTGTGCATGATGAAACTCACCGCGAGGAACCCGCGAGCGATGTTCTGGTTGTAGTCGGCGCCGGGACCGGTTTCTCCCTTGAAGCCGCTCCGGGGATACCCACCGACGTCGGTGCGACGGTTGTAGTAGTCGACCATCGACCAGATCGGTCGGTGTCGAAGCAACCGCCAGAATTTGTAATCCTCTTCCTTCGCGATCGCGTCCTTGAGCGCGGCGTCCAGCGACTGGACACGCAGCGCGGAGCCACCGGTGAGCGCACCTTCGTCGGTGCCACCGAGGCCGGTAAGCGCCTTGTGGAAGGAATCGAAGCTCTTGTTCGTGGCAACCATCGGGTTGTTGAATGCCAGCCAGTATGGATTTCCGTAGTCCATGAAAACTCTCCCTTGTCTGTAACTGATTGAAATTGAATTGAAACCCCGGTGAGCGACTAGCTACCGAGGATCTTGGTTTTGATGTCTTCTTCGATCTCGCGACCGTAGAGGCGTGCGTTGTTCACCCTCTGCAAATCGCCGTAGCTGATGATGCCGTCCTTCGCCGCCTTGCGAGCCTTGCCGATAAAGTCGACTTCTTTCTGCTCGCGAGCGGCGATCACCGCGCTCTGGCCGGCGCCCTGGGTCTTCATACCCTTCACCAGCTCCGCGACGTCGGCAACCATGTCGCCGATCATCGACATACCCTTCTTCATCGTCGCCTGCTCGTCCTTGATCGCCTTGAACGCTTTGTCCTTCGTCGACCGCTGCTCGCGGCGAATCCGCTTCGTCATCCTCGCCTTGATCGCCTTGAGCCGCTTGACCGACTTCGTGGCGTCGTCGTCCTCGTCCTCGATCCCCGCCTCGGTATCGAGTTCCTCGAGTTCCTCGAGTTCCTCCATGTCCTGGATGTCGATCTCCTCTTCACCGTCGCCCACGTCGAGGTCACCTTCCTCGTCCAAGTCCATCTCTTCCTCGTACTCGTCCTCGCCCTTGTTCGCCTCCATCACCGCTGCCGTGAGCGCATCCACCGACTCCTGCAACGTCACAGCCCACGCAGGCGCGTCGTCGGCACCGGCGATGTCCTCGCCATCCTCACCCTTGCCCACCGTCGGAATGGTCGTCACCGGCTCACCATCCTCCATCACCTGACCATCCTTGTGCTCGCTCGGCATCGAACCACCGTCTGCCGCTTTCGCCGCATCGATCTTCTTGCGAGCCTCCTCAAGCTTCTTTTGCTCGAGTTCTTTCTTCGTCTTACCCATGGTTCATCTCCTTGAATTGAATGAAAAATGCTTCGCCCCTCTCTTCTGAGAGAAGGCATGGAATGCCCCTCGCGGCGCGAGAGAGGCGTTTCAGATGTTCGCTGCCCGTGTCAGATGGTAAATCAACTCCTCGCGACGACGCATCGTCAAATCCAACGAGTCGATGTAGTCGATCGTCGCACGCTCGCCCTTCACAGCAAGCGTATATGCCGCATGCACAGCGATGTGCGAGAAGGACTGCATGTCCACACCGCCCCCGAGGATTGCCTTCGCGATCGTCTCCGGTTTTCTCACCTGAATTGGACTTACGTCCTGGTTCACGGGTTCCTTGCAGAAAGCGATGTTCACCCACCGCATTCTGCTGGTCTCCTTGTACTCCGCACCGGCAGGCTCGTGCTTCATCTCGCTTTTTTCACGATGAGCACCGATTGACGGGTAGTACCTGATCGGAGGATTGCGCTTGGTCATCCTCTTCCAGATCTTGTCGGCCATCTCCGATCCGGTCGCGACCCGCGCGATAACCTGGACTCGCTCCGGTCCACCCTTCACCTCGAGAGGTTTCCCGATGTCGAAATAATCCTGATCCTTGAACCCCTTGTCGTATCCAATCCAGGACATGTGGTCGACGTCGAGGTTTCCCTTTTTGAGGAAGTACTCCCGCGAATCCCAGAGAGCCTCCTGCAGGATCTTCTCGCCCTCCAGATCGACGACTTCCTCGGACGGCTCGATCACAACAATCCGATCGCCTCCATCCTCGTATGCCGTCGCCTTGAAAAGACCTGGACCGGTCACAATGACATTGTCGAACATCACAGCACCTCTGCGATATTGAGCGTACCTCCACCGATCACACCGAGTGCGCTCAGATGCGTTGCGCCTCGCACCCGGACGAGGATCGGATCGAACGTCACCAGAATCACGTCCTGGTTCGTCGCATCGACCGTCTCCGATCCCAGTGCGAAGTACATCGGTGCGGTCGACGTGAGACGAATCACCTCTGGACCCTTTTCCCCGCTGTCCGGGATCGTGGTTCGGAGCGCTCCACCGGCGTTGAAGGCGAGAGCCTTCGATTCCCCGAACTCGTACACCAGGACTGGATTAGCATTGTCACTGAGTGTCTGTCGCATTTTAGATCCTCACGGGTATGCCCATTTCTCGAGCATGTATTTCGTTGCGCTGACAAAAACGTAGTCCATCCGACAATGCGGATGGTTCGGACCCCATGCCGCGGTCCAGTCGATCTGCTTCTTTCCTCGGTTCGTTTTCCCCTGCCAGATGTGCTTTCGCGGGTCGCGCCTTGGATCGTCGGGATGAATGATCACGAACTCACGGTCCTTCGTGTTCTCCCTGCACCAGTCGCAGCAGTTCGCTGCTTCCATCGCTCGCACCACAGTACCTGGCCCATACTGCGAGAGGAATCCGTCGGTCCTCGCTATCGCCGACTCCGTGATTCCGATCATCCTCCAATCTCGGTTCGCGGTGCCGAATTGGTAAAAAAGATCCTGCCTTATCCTCGCGCCAGACTGATGCGACACGACTGCATTTTCCATCACGCCGCGAACACCGTTTTTCAACTTCGTTGTCGCCGACTGGAGATCTCTCGCACCCTGATCTCTAACGCCTCGGATAATCCTCAGTTCTCGCTCGGTAGCCTTCGGATATCTTTGCTGCAACTCGTCGAGATCCTTCGGCAACCTCGCAGGAGCAGTCTTCAACTTCGGAACCGAGATCCGTTCGAATTCCTTCTGGAATTTTCCGACCCACCATGCCTGGACTGCGGCTCGTTCCATCTCGGACAAGACAACTTCCGACGGCAAATAGTGCTCAATGAATTCAGCGAGTTCCAGGATCGCCTGCTCGCGCATCATCGGGTCAGTGATCCAGTCCGGTAGTTCCATCCGCTGCTGGATGCCAAACGGGTCGCCGACTGCCTTCACCGCGAGGTGATCGTTGCACCCACAGTTCTCCGCATGTGGCTTCGCGAAGTGAAAGTAATAATGCTCATCATTCCAGGCGCTCCGACTCTTCACCAGTGCTCTCGCATAAGCGAGTGCATCGTTGGCCGGCGAGCGGACTCCGATCGACTCGAACCAATCGCGCTGGATGTGCGTAAGCAGGTACGCGACGCGACGCACCCAGATCAATTCAACCAGGCGCCCGAGTTTCTTGCGGTGCGTGCGGATTCCCCCGAGTTGCGGTTGAATCGGCACTCTTATTCCTCATCTTTTTTGTCTGACTGTTCCAGGAGTTTCCGAGCATGCTCACGAAGTTCATCAGCATTCAAAAAACCGGCGCCAGCAACCTCTTCCTTCATATCGCGATCGAGGGATTGAACACGCAGCGCTGCTCCACCGGAAAGCGAACCCTCGTCCGTTCCACCAAGACCCTCGAGTGCCTTCGTTTCATCATCGCCATACAAATCCTCGAGTCCAGGCATCTCGCTCCACTCTGGAGTCGCCGCCCCCCCTTGTGCATCGAGCCCCTCTTGCTGCATATGCAACGAAATCAGAGACGGATTCAACGGTGCGCGACCGATCACCGGATTCGGATGCGGATCCTCGTCGCGGCGCGCACGCATCTCGTCCACCGTGAGCACCAGCCGGTCGTTCTCCCTCTCCGAGGAAATGTCTCCAGGCTCCAACCCGACGAACTCAAAGCGATATTTCTCCGACTTGCCAGGCAGAATCTCGGCGACGATCTCGTTCACCATCTCCTCGACGTCATGCATGATCGGGATGAATCCATTCGTGATCCCTACGTCGATTCGAGCCTCTGTATCGGATCCGGAAAGAGGAGACGTCCCGCCCCCCGCGAAGGACTTCATAAAGAACTCTTCAGGAGAAACACCGTAGGCTCCACCTAGGAGGGCTGTAAAGAAACTCGCGAGTTTCTCGAACTGGATGTCCTCCCAGTTGAAAAACGGCACCCACTTGATATCAAGTTTCTCTCGACCCTGTGGTGCGTCCGTTCCCCAGATCGGAATGCTAAAGTGTTTCTTTCCCCTGCCTGCCTCGATCTCCGTCCGCAGTTCCTCTAGCCAGCTCTGCGTGGTCGGCGCACCCTGAACATGGAGAAGGCCGGGTGGAATCATGTTGTCGCCGAGGAGCTCCAGGTTTAGATCCATGAACATGAACAGAGCACTCGACGACTTCCACACCATCTCCGCCTCGCCCTGGCCGTATCCGCGGCGATAAATGTCGGTCGAAGGATTGCGAAGCGAATAGATCAACCGGTCGCCTGTAAACCATGCCTTGATCTGCTGGTCTACTAGCTGAATGTACTCCGGTGGATTCTTGGGATCCGGTGGAGGCATATCCTGCTGCTTGTTATTCGAATCTTCCGACCAGTTCCACGTCGCAGCCGACTCCGGATCTGTCCTCCGAATCGTCGCGCCGTCTACCGCATAGAATCCGGCGAGACCATCGTCGTGCGCGAGCGGCTCGAGCTCGGTACACATCGCGTCGAACGTCAGGGAATCGTCGACAACTTTCGCGAGGTAATTCGAGAACTTATCGCGACCGAGTTTCCGACGCTTCGATGGAACCGGCTGGTTTCCGCAATTTCGAACGAACGACTCGATGAACTCCAGTTCTTCTCGGGTATCCGAATCGACCTTGCTCTCCTCACGCCTCTGAACGATTCTCCACCCCAATTCCCCGCGTCGGAGAGACTGCCGGCCATAGCGCTTCACCTTGCGGCGCATGACCGCATGGATGACTTTCATCGGTTCGACGTTCGCCACAAAGTCGCGAAGTTGTTGAGGAAACACAAGACCAGGGCGTTCGAACCATGGACCTAGGCGACCGACTTTGTCATAGGTATACTCGGCGAGCGGACCCTTACCATGCTGACTCGAGTGCGCTCGCTGAATCGCGCCGAAATTATTCCCTAGAGCCTTGAGTATTTGATTCATTCCCCTCGCCGAATTCAAAGCGAGTTCGTTCTCATTCCTCGACTCCCCTTGTTCGACGCTCGACGAACCGACATGGACACCATGACCGGCGGGACTTTTTGCATCGGATGTGGATTTACGAGGACTCATGCCGTTCGATTTCCCTTTTTGCGTGTTCGATTGCTCGGCGACGTGCGTCCCAATGTGGCTGCACCGCCCGCTGTACAGGAGTCAATCCTTCGCCGGATTGCTTTTTCTGCCTGTTTACTCGTTCCTGGATTCGCTCATCTCGCGACATTCCGTTCTTCGCCATCACCCATCGAAGGAGTTTCTTTTCAATAAAATCAACACCTTGAGAGAACGAGTCGCACATATCCAGGTTCGTCGAATCCGGTGCCGACAAGAGTGCGGTAACGAGGTCGCCTTTTTTCGACCGACCTGGTGCGTCTGGATGCATCGACCGAACAAAAAAGATCAGCCTGTTCTGCATCCACAACGTCGCACGCTCTAGACGATCCATCTTGTCGCCCCGAGGGGGCCATCCAATCGGCTTTACCTCTGGATGCGCGTCGCGGAGATGCTGGACGGTGTCGATCTGTTGGCCGGCGTCCTCGTAGATGGCTCCACTCGATCCCCAGAACACATGGTCCTGGACGATGCGGGCGATCCGCTGTGGAAACTTCTCTCGAACGGCATAGGAGTCCAGGACGTAAATAACCCCCTTCGACTCATCCACACCGAATGCCGTTCCAGAGAAGTGAGCGTTTTTCTTCTCGTGCGCGTTCTTCCCGGTGCTCGGGTCATAGGACATGTAAACCGACAGATCCTCGAGATCTGGGATGTCTTCGTCGTCTACGTACCTGATCCACCCGTGCTCGATGATCGCGTCGGAGTCATCCATGGGATTCGACTCGAACATCTGCGCGTAGCGCCTCGCGCCGATACGACGCCGCTTTTCCTCAAGCCGCTCAGTCGTCCACTGCGGCGACCACAACGGCGTGCCATCGTCCTCGATCGCTCGCTCGACGATCGTTGGCCATCCCTCGTCCTTGAAGCGGTGCGTCAAGTCATTCGGATGCCAGGCATTATTCAGGACGACGAAATATCCGCCCTTGGTGAGGCGAAGATATAGCGTCGTGCGCACCCAGTCATCGAGCTTGTCTCGCTGAGACTGCGTCCTCGTATTCTCGAATGAAAGAGGGTCGTCAAGGATGATTACATCGTACCTGGAACCATCAGCAGGACCATAGGTCCCGATCGAGGTGAGCGTCGGTTCCTTTGCAATTACATCACGTTCCACCGTCAACTGAGTGCTCGCCCATGGGCTTTTCTTATCGCCGGTTGGCTTTTTCACCCATGGAAAGATCGACTGGAAATCCTTGTCGAGTCGGATGTACTGATCGACAGCCTTGAGGATCTTCGTCGCCATGCCGGCAGTACGGTGAACCAGGACGATTCGAATATTCGGATTGTTCCCGATCAACCACAGCACGAACCCGACCGAGATATTTTGCGTTTTCCCGTGTTCCGGTGGCGAGATAAGATTCAACTGCTTGAAGTGCGTGATCGCGTCGAGCCACCGAACGTGACACGGCGCCATCAAGATAGGCTCTCTCGTCACCTCATCCTTGATTACTAGCGTATTGTGCACGGCTGGATCGCGCCGAGCCTCGTCGATCAATGCCTTGCGATCCTCGCCTGTAAATTCTGCGAGCGCAGGCATTATTTCTTACCTGCGTTTTTCTTGCGCGCTTGCCTGATGGCGATCAGCCGGTCGACTGATTTATCGAGGTTATCCAAATCGAGGGAGGTCTTCACCTCAAGAGGTCGTTCCTCGGATCCCTCGATGACCGTCGTCTCCCGCTTGCCATAATCATCCGGGTGCCGGCGCTCGACTACCCATGCTGCCGCCTTCCAATCCTTGTGCGATGCTGTCTCGATTGTCTGGACGAGTTCGGCTGCAGTCTCGGCTTCGATTTTCTCTAACTTATTGCGAAAAACCACGTAAATACTGTCATTCTCACCACTTACATCAGCTTCTCTCGCACGAGTCATCCATCGAGAAAATGATCCTGGATTGATCCCTGCTTTTTTACAAGCGAGATTCCTTGTGAGATTTTGTCGAATCCCGTCAAGAAAAACCTCGGTAACCCGAGGATCGAGAACTTTTGAAGTCCTGCCTGGACCTGGAGTCTGCCATCCCGGCTTCCGTTTTTTCCCGGTGCTGGCCGGTTTTTTTTTCGGTTTCGACTTAGCTGGCATAAGTCCGTTTCCCTATTTTGGAGCGTACTGGTCGGTGTGATCAGCATACCGAAAACCCCTTTTGTGTCAATGGTTGCGACGCATTCAGGCGAAGTTTAGACGAAAACGAGCGAAGAAAAGCGCGATGCAACGGTGTTTCTTTTATTTGTTAGGAGCCATTAACTTGATTTATGGTGACCACACCGGCCCCCGCGGCGTCGGTTTGAACCAGATTGAAACCGGTTCGAACGGGTGCGTCATCTTCGATCGAATTTCTCAGGCAACAGAAATGAAGAATTGTTACCTGAGCGTCGACTCTGATCTCAGGCGCCGACAAGGTCGGTTTGCTACCTGAACGACTCTCACATATAGCCGCTGCTGCGCAACGTTTGCCTGTAGCGAGACTTTCCGTGGCAATTGGCTACTTGTGCGACGATGAGCTTTGTCGTCTCTCTGTCGATCTTCTTGAACCACACCCAAGATCGGGGATCAAATCTCGCATCGAAAAACTTTCTTAGTATATAGAGAAACTTTTAACGAAACCTTACCTTGTTTTTAAATCCGTCTCTGCTCTAGCATATTACTATATTACTGTTCCGCATAGTGTCGCTTTGTGCCATAGTTTGTGAAATATGCGACACGTGAAAAAACCCCTATATATAAAGGGATTTTTTCACCAAATCCTAGCCTGTGCCACTGTGCCGTATTCTGAAAAAAATTCGCCTGTAAATTTTTTGCAAAAAATTTCCGCCCTATGTGGCACAGATCGAGGCTTGGCTAGTCTAAGTGTTTGATATCACTCATGAAAGATCCGTGCCATATAGCTGTTTTTTGATGGCACGACTCTGACACTATGGCACGGAGTGGAGCGTTTTTGGATTCCCGTTCAAATTTTGGTGGGTTGTTGCTGTTTGGTGAAATCAGCATTCGTCGACGCTAGTCTTTTTCTGAACTTCTGTCAACATATTTTTTGTTGCATGAAATTAACTCGGATGGTATACAGTTAGATGTCAGTTTGTTACATTCCACTCGCGTTCGAAAGGAGAAGATGATGGAAGGATATATGTCTGCGATCCAGGCTGCCGAGAGATTGGGGATTACGTCCAGCGGTATTCGTGCTGCGTATAATCGCGGGACGATTGATGGATCAAGAGAAGGAGGAGCCCTTTGGTTTCGAGTCGAGGAGGTTGAACGTTACCGTTTGGCCTCGCTCGGTCGAATTGGAAAGCGGAAAAGGTGTTCTCACTGTTACCGTCCTGTCGGCCATAA